TGATAAGCTGCAGGGTTCTGAGCAAAAACTGCTGCTGCAGAGGTAGCATCAAATCCGTCAACAAATACATCGGGATCTACACCTGTCCCTAGATCTACAGTAAATGTAGAGCCATCGGAAGCTGTATCAACTTCAATACCTGCGTTAAGGATCATGGTTCCTTTTTTGACAGCAATTACTGGAATAACATCAGAAGCAGCTAGTGCGCTACCTTTGTCAGACAAAGCAGTTGCTAGATTCAAAACAGTATGAACCATGTAAGGTTTTCTACCTGGGTTAGCATTGGCTCCCCGAGCAGATTGAAGTGTATTATCACCTAAAGCCATAATTCAATCTCCCCTTACGCTGCGTTATATTTAGCAGTTACGATTGCTTCTGGACGAAGAATCTTTCTGCCGTATAGGTGCATACCACGAACAATGTCAGCAAAGCTGTCAGGATCACGATATGTTTCAGTCTTACTGATCTGCTCTGCAGTAGCTACTGCTGAGTCATGACCTGCAACAATCACACCAAAGTTACTGTTTTGGTTGGCTGATCCTGCAGTTCCTGAACCTGTACCTACGTGAGGAAGGTTTGATGAAACGTACATTCTGAAGCCATGCATGTTGTTCAGTACTAGACCATTACGTAGCGCACCTGATTCACCATAATCAGCATTCAAGAACCGTGAGTCCTCGTCTGATAATATTTCCATGAATACAGGGTCAACTACAAGCCATCGACCTTGTGAGTCAACTTGTTGTTGGTCCATCAAACGTTTCATACGTGATATAATCATCGCAGGAGAAACGGTTGCTGTTGGTAGTGCTGTTGCACCTGGTAGACGTGCTGCCACAGGAATTGAGTGATCTCCTGCAGAAGACGTTGTAATGTTACCAAATGAAGACTTGATAAGTTTCATTGAAGATAACAACTCGTCAGAACCTGCTGTTGCTACAGCTTTTGAACCGTTTACTTGGTCATTAACTGTATCAGCATCTGTGTGTAGAGCAGACTGTTTGAAACCTGATAGATAACCAAGTACTTCTTGGTCATGCTGATCAGCTAAACGGTATGCTGCACGATCAGTTGCAAGTTGCATGAAATTCGCATGCGAATGCGCCTCTTCTATATCGTCGATCTTAAAAGCATAGTAGTTGGCTTTATCTACGACTAGAGAAAAGTCTTCATCATCAAGGTCTTGTGCTGAAACCTGTGTACCCCTAGCATATGCGCTCACTGAGATCTCAGGTTCTTTGATGATTTTAACAGTGTCACCTTGGGCACTGATATCTCCGAAATAATCAGAGTTAGTTATGTCTCCTACTACAGTACTCTTGCGAAAAGCAAGCTGTACTTTTTTGGAGTATATGACACTGGAAAAGTTACCGTTAGGTAAGTTCCCATAGCCACCTGCTGTTTGAAAAGCCATGATTAAATCCTCCATGATATTTGGCTTAAAGAGAAAGCTTAAACATCTGAAAGAGGCTGTACGTTTTCTAGGGTGCAGAAAGCATTCAGTTGCGCAACCAAATACTACTGGGCCTATACTTGTCCAGGTAGTTCTTTATAGTTTAGACTTTTTAGTAAAATAGTATCAGTAAAGGTAGTCCATATAGGGGGCTTTACTCAGATACTTGTAGTTATATAGAAGACAGCTTAACTGTCAACTATTTATCTGGATGAACCAGATACGTCATAAACGAATTTACCATTCTTCATTGCTTCAGCAATTTCGTCCTGACGTTCCTCAAACTCCTTATTAGACATCTTAGATACGTCAGACTCTTTAATTTGTCCTGACACACCCTTGGCATCAATAGAAGCACGAGTTCCTTTTGTAACAGTAGATGCTGCAGCTTTCTTACTATTTAGTTTTGCTGCAGGTGTCATACCATTATCAACCTTGTAAAGATCAATCACACGAATAACAGAGGCAGGATCATCAGAGTTCTCATAGAGTACATCCTTAACCCACTTAGGTTGTTCATCTGCCCAGTTGTGAAACTTTTCGGATTGTCTTAATTCATCAAAGTCATCATGAGACTTACGAATAACATTCTCTGCTTTCATTCGTAGAGCTTCAGTATGAGCTTCATCTAATTCTTTTAGACGTGACTCAGCCTTGCTGAACATTTCTTTAGCTTTTTCAGATGCTATCTTTTCAACAATACCTGCTACGTCTGGATATTCTTTTGCCCAAGCCTCAATGTCTTCAGCAGACTTAGGAGGAATAATACTTTGCTTTGCTTTATTCTTTTCTAGAGACTCTAGCCTTTCGTTCCAATCTTTTTCTTTTTCTTGCATATGTCTACGCAAGTCACCATAACGTTTCTTAAAAGACTTCTCTTCAGCACTTAAGCTACTATCGTCTTCTTGTGCTTCTTGTGTCTTTTTGGTTTCTTCTTGTTTGGAATCGTCTGTGGCTTGTACTTGGGTGTCATCAGTATCTTTGCCACTGGGTTCACTTTCAGTAGTTTCTTCACCACGAGCCTCTGCTTCTAGCTTGGCAATCTCTGCCTCTTCATCTTCTATGCGTTTTTGTTTCTTTGCATGGTTAAACCCACGATCAACAAAACCTGCTGTCTTGGGTGTTTCTACTTCTGCTAATTCAGGCATTTAAGTTCTCCTTATGTTGGGGCCAGGAACCATTCCTGGGTAGCCTTATTATTATTTCTTCTTTTTTGCCTTGGTCATTAGACCACCTTCTGCACGTCCACCTGATGCCCAAGTGCCACCTGCTTCTTCATACTTTTCTCTTAAGTCTGCAATGTCATCTGATGAACCACCTGCAGCCTGGGCTTCTTCCATAGCAGCACGTCTAGCTGCTGCTGCTGCTCTAGACTTTGCTACTGCTGCGTTGTAGTCTTTATCACTACTAGAACCCTGTCCTAGTGCAACATCTATTCCACCAGGTTTATACACCCCACCTGATCTATCTTTGTCAAATTGTGATGCAGTAATTCTTCTGTTGTTTAGTTCTTGCATTCTTTCAGTAAAAGTGATGTTACCTTCTTTATCTTCTTCATAGTCTAAACCTAGCCTATCTAAAACTTCTTTAGCTTTGCTTGTCCCAGGGGCTAAAGCCTTTTCTAAAAAGGAAACAATATTAGGAGAACGTTTTATAAATTTACCTAATTCTTTGTCTATATATTCTGAAGTAGTTGTATCACCTTGAGCTTGAGCGATTATTTGTGTAGCTCTTAAATCAGATATTTTACCTAGTGTCATTGCAGCATTCGCACCACCAACTGCAGCCATACCAAGTGGACCTGCAAGTGCAGACAACATTTGTACTGACTTTGGAAGACCATCTGGCCCTTCTAGTAAACTATCTGCGTAAGCCTTTGGGTCAGTCCAGTCAACGTCTGTACCAAAAGGTTGTTTAGGTTTTGTTTCTGGTGGGTCTTTAGGGTCTGAACCACCACCTCCTGTAGGTACTGTCTGTTGAGCTTTCTTTAAGGCTGAAGAACCCTGTAAGTAATAGGGTGGTCTTGTATACTGAACATCAGACTCTGGGACAATCTTAGTCTCAGATCCAGATGACACAAACCTTACAATACGAGTATCATTAGTTTCAGCATTAATGTATGTTTCAGTTCTAGTAATGCTATTTGCTTCTGCTTGTGGGTTACTACTAAAAGTAGATCCACCTACAGTTGAGAATTGAGAAGCATCAAAAGGTTTAGGGTTTAAAGCTTTTGCTTGATCCATATAAGTATCAGGGATTGCTCCACCTCCCCCATAATATCCTACAGCACCACCCTGATTGGCTTGCATAGTAACACCAGACTGTCCCATGTTCTGTTGTATTTGTTGTTGGCTAAGTGGTTCACCACCTATTCTACCATTCTTCTCCATATTCTGCAACCCAGACTTTGCTTGTCCACGTAAGTTTTCAAAGAAGTTTACTCCATAGAACCTAAGAACATCAGCAGGGACTACGTACTCACCCTCAGATAACATAGCAGGAATATCGTCACGAACTTCACTAGCCATAGAGCCAGGAGGAATTGGATTACCTGAAACAGGATCTTTGTTCATACCATCGTCTTTAATACCACCCTGCTGCATGAATGCCATTTCCATTTGTTCGTTCATTGCTACACCACCTTCGTTAAATTTTGGAATAGAACCCATATCCTCTGGGGCTGACTTAGAAGCGTCTACCTCAATGTAGTCATAGAGTGGATGATCATTATATCCCTTTGGATTCTTTTCTGTTTTCTTAGTTGCTATTCTAATAGTGCCTATCTGCTCACCTAGCTGCACGTCACCTACAGTAACAGGACGTAGGTTAGGCTGTGGAACTTTACCTGTCTTTTTGTCTGTTTTAGTTAATCTATCCATACGAACAGGTCCAACAAACTGAGCATCTAGAGTATAAAAATGTTTTTTATTAGAGCCACCCATATTTTGTACAGCTACAATAGGATGATCTAAGGCTCTCTTACCTTCGTCTGTCACCATACTAAACTGTCCAGGTTGTAAAAGATTAGTACGAACCTCTACTCCTGGCTTATTTGTGTTTCTTAAATAGTTTGCTTTCATGTCCTCTATAGATAAAGAAGGTCCATCATAGAGATTAGCACGAGCTACAGCTTTGTTTTGTACGTTAGGGTTTGCTTCACCTGGTTTAATTTTTCTTTGTTTCTTTATGTCAAAAGCTTTAGAGGTACTCGTTTTCTTTTCAGAGGGTCTTGCTGATATAAACAAGTTTTCAAAAGTTTCGTTAGATACATCTTTGGGTTTACCTTTACCCATCATAATGTAATTGCCAAACTCAAGGTCTAGTTCAATGTCAGCATCCTTAAGCATACCAACAAATTTATCACCCTTGTAACCTGGTTTAGAAGGATTAAAGAATTTACCTGGACCTGGCATTATACTACCTGCTGTGTCAGCAGACATTGCCCTCTTTAGTCTAGGATCAAGATCAGAAGCTAAGTCTGCAGAGGGGCGTAATACTGCTTCTCCTGATTGTTTTACCTTTTTTCTTGTAGCCTTAACAGGTGTCATAACTTCTTCAAAGGTGTCTTTCTTTCTGATAGCACCTACACCAAATGCTGAGACTGCATTAGGATTTACCTCGTATTGTTTTGTTTTATTGTAGAGGGCTTTGATACCTTTGCCACCATATTTGAAAACAACACCACCTAGTAAAATCATACCTGCTTCTATAGCAGCACTCTGTCCTGCATCAGTGAACTGTTGTTTTATGTAGTCGTAATCACGTTCACTTTCAGGCTTCATGTATTCTTCTACAACATTCGATATGTTTACGCCTGACTCATAAAAGGGGAGAAGATACGTAGCTGCGTTATCAATCCCTGCTTTTAATTCTTCTGCAGACACCTGACCTTTAGCATCTGAAAGAGATCTAAACCCAGGTCTTTTAGAAATAGCTTTACTGAAAGCGTTATCTGTTTGAGCTTCTAGCCCACCCTCAGAATACTGACCTGTACCAAAGTGTCTACTGGGTGTGAACAGATATTCAATAAAACCTTTAAAAGAAGTTGAACTTTCTTTTTTCTCTTCTTTTTTGTCTTCTGGTAGATTAGGAAAAGTTTCTTCTGGAAAACCTTCTTCAATAGCACCCTTG